CACGACCACTGATGGTAGATCTGTTCCTACGACCGGAGACGTAACCATCACCGGTATGTGGAGACCTAAGAAGGATCCGTATCGAAGCAGTTGGAACGATGACGTCTCTCAGGACGTCACGGACGCGGAAGGAGATATCATCGGAGACGTTGATACTGTCGAGAGTTACTACGACAAGAGAAAGAGACGTATGGTCGGTTCTCAGCCTAGAGCCGCAGATCCTAAGATCGAAGCCGCCGTCATCGCTGAAGTTGTCGAGCGCCTGAGACAGGCCGGCATCAAGATGATCGGCGAAGATCCGATGGAAGCCACTCGTATGTTCGATCAGATCAAGGACGCAATGAAGGGCGAAGATCCTTCAAAGTGGACTAAGGGCTGGGAGCAGGACGAGCCTAACTGGAAGATCAACCCGAAGGTCGAGTACTCGCCGGCCTACGACAGACTGCCTGATCCGCTCAAGGCTCTGTCTGATGAGTACACGCAGATCCTGTCCAAGTACGGCCTGACCAAGCGCAAACTTACGACCAAGACAGCGGCTAACGTGCGCGAGGATCTTGTCGATGAGGGCATCGCAAACAGGTACAGCCACGGTGAAGCAACAGAGCGCGGTACCGGACGCGAAGTCCTGAACATCTCCGTAGAGGATAGGAAGCGTCTCTCTGAGATCGTATTGCAGTTCGCCAAGCGCAATGGGTATTTTACTGACCTTGCCCACGCCAGCAGATCTAAGTCTCTTGAAGGCCCGATGAAGGGTACTTACTCGGATATGGGCGTTGCCCTACACGCCGGCATCAAGGGTGAGCCTTATAGCATCGGCGGATTTGGTGAATACAGGTACCCGATGAAGGCGAGAGGCGAGTTCTTTGACTACACGAACGACACCCATATGGCGAAACTGGAGACTGAGATCCAGAAATTAGTCGATGCTGGCAACTGGATAAAAGCCGGTCGAGACGGCAACGCTCGATTGTACAAGATGGAAACAGCGGTTGGTACCATTGCGAACATCAGAGATGGCAGGGGCCAATTCCATCGGTGGGAGCGCATTGGAATGAACGCCAATCTGAAGACCGCTCTGGAAAAAGCCGGATTCACTGGCTACAGGGAAATGGAAGCCGGTCAGGGAATGGGTTCCGATGATCCTCTCCCGCACGTTGCGATCACTAAGTCTAACAACGTCAAGATGTCTGACCTAGTCACGTTCGGGCCGGACGGCTCGGTGATCCCGATCCACGAAAGGTTCAACGTCAACAACGCCGATCCTAGATACTCTCCTGTAGACAGGATCGATGACGCTCAGGTGACGGCCTACCGCGCGGCTGGCAGGGACTACGTTACCAATTCTGTCGGCGGCTCTTCAGCGTTTAGGTACAAGATGCTACCTCCTGAGATGAAGCCGCTGGCTGATGAGTATATGGGCATCACCAGAGGAGATAAGTGGAAGGATCACCTATCCCCTGAGTGGAAGCGCCTTGGCGAGATCACCCAAGCGTTCTCAGAAAGAATGGGTTACACCCAGAAGGGCGAAGAGACTGAGACCTCCGGACAGACGTCCGTCAACCCCGCTGTTCAAGGCGAGGGCGGCACCAAGAGCGTAAACCCTGTTACCTACGATTCTAACGGAACACTCATTCCGATCTTTGAACGGTTCAACCGTGTCTCGAAAAACCCCAACTACTCGCCTGTGAACCGGAACACCCCAGAAGGGTTTGTTCCTTACGAGCGTCTGTTTGACGAGGAGAACGCCACCGGCTCCCTGTACAGCAAAAACGCCAAGGCGAAACTTGGAGACTACGAGTTGGACTTCGTCCAGATCAAGGATCAGGAACTGAAGGAAGGTATGGATGACGCTCCTATGGGCGCCAACAAACTTCCGGACACGACCAACCCGATGTCCATCATCAGGCTTACCAAGAAGGGCGCAAAGGATTCTTCCGTGGAATTCTACCTGATGGTGAACAGGGAATCCGAAGCAGGACGTCCTCAGATTATGAGCCGTATGGCTGTGCTTCAGATGAGCAGAAAGAAAGGCGACATCACAGTGGAGCCTCTGGTCGGTGTTTTGTCTGAGGTTGTCGAACGACTCAAGATGACCGGCATCACGCAGTTGATGGTTCCTAAGAAGCCGTGGCCTGAGATGGCTTTCCAACTTAGAAAGAATCTGGAGAAGGCCAAGAGCGAAGCCATCGCGGAGGGAATCGACTACGAAGGGCCGGAGGTCAGCACGATCGTTGACGAACACGATGCCCTGAGAATCGTTATGAAGGACAATATGTTCGGACAAGAAGTCAAAATGGAGGCTGGCCCTACGCTGATGTACTCGATCAAGCGGAACGAGCAGTACAGCCCGACCGACAAGAACGCTCGTTCTAAGAACTCCGTAACAGGAGAACCCAATCAGGCTCTCGTAAGAGCGGCCCTGCGCGCATCAGAAGAAAAGAAGAAAGGCAAAGGCAATGGCAACTAGTCCAGACTTCCAAGCGGCGGCTGACGACTTCAAGCGAGGCGGCTGGATCGTAAGCCTGTTAGGCGGAGCCGGTATGCTTGCGCGTATGCTCATCACGGATCAGACGTCTCCGGTGATCATATGGGTCAGGAAGATACTTGCCGCCGGAATCATCGGCGTGATCGTTTACTTCGCGCTACACGGCGTAGATATGTCCGGTATCTACAAGGCATTGATTATGTCGTTCTCAGGTATGGCATCACCAGAGGTGGTCGAATTCATCATCTCCAAGATCAACAATGAAACAGCCAAAATTAAAAAGCCAAAATCCGCCGCAAAGAAGAAGCGCCGCTGAGGCGATCATTGCGATCCAGAGCGTTATGCTCCTGCTTGTCGGCATCGCCGGCATCCTGAGCGCTACAACGATCGTTGCCGGATTCAAGGCGATCACCAACGCCAACTCCGCAGTGGCCCTGATCACCGACAAGGCGGTAATCACTGACGCCGGCGACAACATCCCGATCGAGCGAGTCGAAGGGATCGTAAACAACTTTCACATCGTATGCGCCATAGCACTAACAATAGGAGGAATCGTGGCCCTAGCGTCTGGGGTACGCTTACTTCTGAAACCAAAATCCTGATCAAATGGATCTTCGATCGCTTTCGTTCTCTCTTGTCGCGCTGGCTTTGATCGCCTGTTCGACAAAGAAGCCTGACGTGCCGGCTGTGGCGGAGGCTCCGATCGTGGCATCGGACAACTTTGCCGACAAGCAGGACAAGGCCATCGAGCGCGCGGCTGGTTACGTAAAGGTAGCAAAGGACGTCAACGGCAAGGCGGAGCAGACTCCGTCTACCAAGACGGTCGGTGTGCTTCTTGAGGCGGCTGGATCATATCTAGACAAGCCGAACCAGAAGAACATTGATCACGCCATTGCTCTGGCAGGAGACCACGGTAAGTTGACCAAGGTCAAGGAGGAGGCCGACAAGACGATCAAGGAGATCAACACGGCTTGGGAGACGGTAGTCAAAGACGCGGAGCGCCGGCGCGTTGAGGCTGAGCAGAACCTTAAACGAGCGCAGATGGAACTAGACGCGGCGTCCAAGCGCGAGAGGGATAACCTCTTGGGTATGGTCGGCGCCGGTCTGATCGCTTTGGGCGCGCTGTCCCTAGTGTTCGGTCACTGGGTGGGTATCGGGAAACTGGGTGCAATAGGACTCCTAGTAGCCGGAGCGGGGACAGCCGCCCTCCCTCGCCTGTTCGACTCCAGCGAGTTCGTCTGGATCAGCCTAGCCTTCATCGGCATCGCGGCGATTCAGGCGCTGATCTACCTGAGCCGCCGGCTCTGGACTGCGGTCAAGCCTGTTGACAAGCCTGTAGACCCTCCCATAACTGAAGATCGCTGACTCATAGGTGTTTCAGCGGTGAAGATCAAAAGGCGAGAGCCTTCTCCCTAGTTGCTTCGGTGGCTAGGGAGTTTCGCTTTCTGGTGCGGGTGCTGGGAATCGAACCCAGATCAGCCGCTTAGAAGGCGGCGGTTCTATCCATTGAACTACACCCACGAAAGCCTCAGGCAGGAATTGAACCCGCGACAACCTGTTTACAAAACAGGTGTTCTACCACTGAACTACTGAGGCGAAGAATCTGGAGGAAGGTCGATCACGACTTCGCCTTTCATAATCTTGTCCAACTGATCGTGGCTGATCCTGAGCCGGTGTTCGGTCACGCTTGTCGGCTGATCATTCAGGGCCAGCGCCTTGTCAGTGATGATCGCGATCGCGAGCGGCAACTGAGATGGCGAGATGTTGTCCACCTCGTTAAGAAGACGTTCGCCCATACGCTGAGCCGCCGCCATAAGGTTCTGGCTGTGGCCCTTCTTCCACGCGTTGACGTCAATGCCTTTGCCCAGTTCGTTGCGGATCGCGGACACGGTATGCTCGGAGGACTTGACGGTGCGAGCGATGGAGACGATGCCTTCGCCGGCCTTGAGCAAGCGCTCGATCTCTGCGCGCTTCTCCGGCTCGATCTGGCTACCGGTGTGTCTGGACTGCGTGTCGGTCTTGATCCGCTCAGGCTGAGGTTCGTATTCCATACCCACAAGATGCTCGACTTGTAACAACCGGTCAACTACTGACATCGAATGATCACGTATCATTTTGATATCGCGCCGCCGGAGTCCACCCATCAGGCCGCGCTTAGGATCCTCAAGAACAAAGCCGGCAAGATGTTTGTCGGCAAGATGAAGAAGTCTAAAACCAAGAAGTGGGAAGACGGCTTTAGGTCGGTGCTTGCCTACAAGCGGCCCAAGGAACCACTGCATAAGGACAAGCCTCTGCGGCTGATCGTTGGCCTGTTCTACAAGCCGCCGAAGAGCCGCAAGTGTCCTGAGATCGAATGGAAGACCACGAAGCCGGACGCCGACAACGTGGTCAAGGTGATCCTAGACTCACTGGTTGACTGCGGCTACATCGAGGCCGACCAGAAGATCGCCGATCTCAGAGTGATGAAACTTGAGTGGGATCACGGCGGCTTTGTCGAGGTGATGGTAGACGCCTGCAATCCCTTCGCCGGCAACAGCATCAGTTGACCGCCGCAGTCGCGCACAGGTCGTAGAACTCCCTGAGCCTCGCCACAAAGGCCGCGCCTGTCTCCGGATCTGGGAACCGTGCGCCTAGGCTCTGGCCTGTGTAGTTCGTGGTGATCAGGGTCGGGCGCTTGTTGGCGCTCCGGTCGTCCACGATCTGGAACAGGCAGGACTGGGTACGCTCGGTCAACTTCTCCTTGCCCAGATCATCAATGTAGAGGAACTGGGAGCGGCACCACCGGTCAACCACACGGTGCCAATCACCCCTCTGGAAGCCCTCCTGAAGCCCGAACTCGATGTCGCGCATAGTCAGGGCCGTAATCTTGACTCCAGAGGCGTGTAGGCGGTTGCAGACGTACCAAGCGGTGCGGCTCTTGCCGACCCTAGTCGTGCCGTGGATCAGGAGGCTACCCTTGCCGGACTCAGGAGTCCAAGACTCGCAGACTTGCTTGAACTTGGGGGGAAGACGATCCGGATCCGTGTCGGCGAAGACGGCTGGGATCTCCAGCGCCGGCTTCTTGTTGCGCTCGGCCTCCTTCGCGATGAAGGCGGCGGTGCTGGTCTCAACGCACTCCTTCTTGGAGCAGACCTCCGGAGCGGGGAAGGAGATGGATCCGAAGACAAGGCCGATGGTCTCGCCTCCGCAGTGGATGCACTTTCCTTTTTCAGAATCCACGGCTGTGATCCTCCGCGCTCAAGGGTTTCTTGCCGTGCTTCTGATCAGGCCGGCGAACAGGGAACAGTCCGTACCATCCGTTGCGGATGGAGGCTTCGATCATTTCCTTGGCGGCGACCTTGAACGTGATCGAGTGGCGCTTGGACTCGGCCTCGATGGTCTCGATGTTCGACTCCAGCGCGCGCTGGGTAAGCGGACGCTTGATCTCCTTTCGGTGATCGATGAACGAGTTGATCAGTTCGACCACCTCGTTGTCCGACTCCACCTTGAACTTAACAAGAGCAACGCTTACAAGGACTCCCTTATTCTTATTATCTTTTACTTTATCTACTACTCTATTGGTGGCGATTTCCTGCCTAGGGGGTAGGAGGTTTTCCGCCTTGGAACTGGAGTTCGACTGGGCGAAGGCGGAAGCGAGGCGCCGGTTGCCATCGACCGACCAGCGCTTCAGGACGCCGGCGGTTTCAAGCCTAGTCAGGTACTCCCTGATCTGGCGCTCGCCCACGCCAACGGTGTTGGCAAGGTACGCGTTGCTGGCCCAAGCGCCGTCACCCTTGTCGAGGGCATCGATCACGCCAAGGAGAACCTTCTCCGTGACGCTGAGATCCGGCTTAAGCCAAAGTTCGCGGGGGATGAAGATCCCCACAAATCCTAGTGATGGGTTTTCCATTACTTAGCGAGGTATACGATTCGGTTGCGCCCATCGTATTCGTGATGGGTGATCAGGCCGGCCTTGCGGAGAGCGGTGATCGCGGCGGTGATGTACCTCGGCGTGACGCCGAAGTACTCGCTGGCTTCCTTGTTCGGGACGCGAGCCACGCCGCCCACGGATCTGGAGCGGAGGTAGCCGTGGACGAGGGTGAACAGGCAGTGCCTGTTCAGAGCCTCGTAGGCGGAGCGTTCGATCAGGAACGCGTTGGGAGTGTCGGTCTTCATATTAGGCTTCGACATCGATGATCGTGGTGGAGTAGGAGTACGTGGGGTACGTGCCGATGTGGTCGGCCTTCTTCCACTGATCTAGAAGGCTGGTGCGGATGCCGTCCCACTTCGTCAGGCTGGCGGCATCGATCTGGTAGAGCGCGACCGCGAAGGGCGCCTCGGTCTTCTCGACAGCCACGAAGACGAACTTGGTCTGCGCGTTGCCGAAGCCGGCGCGGCGAGCCAAGTCCAGATAGTGGCTTGCTTGTAGGGCGTATGCCCACTTGCGGATCTCGCGGGGGAACGTGAACTTGTCCGCGCTGGTACACGTCTTGACGTCATAGATCGTGTTGGTCTCCGGATCCCAGAGATCGAAGCGACCCTTGATCGGAAGGCCATTGTCGGCGGTGGCGAACACGCTGAGTTCAGGGGTGCCGTTGCGAAGGGCGCCGCCGAAGATCAGGTTGTCGCGGAGGGACGCGGCGATGTCGAGGACGCGCTGGCGGTCTTCGGCATCGATCAGGGTCTTGCCGGCGTTGGCAGTCTGGAACTCCTGCCAGATCTGCTTGCCGACCGTGGTGCGGCGATCAACGACCGGAGCAACGACCCATTCGGTGGCGAAGCGCTCAGGCTCCAGCACAGCCGCGTGGACGGCGGTGCCGAAGATCTGATCCTTGCTGGGTTCGCTCTTCGGCGCGCTGAGGTACGCCTTGAGGTGAGACGGCGACTTGAGCAAGTAGCCCAACTGGGTCTTGCTGAGGCCGGCGCGGCTGTGGTACTCGTCAGCCGCCAGAGTGGCGGTGACTTCGATGTCTTGCGGGTTCTTCATTGGTGTATGGGTGGGTGGAAGGTTTAGATCAGCGGTTGCCGAAGATGTAGGCCGCGACAGCGGCATCGAGAGTCTTCTTGCCGCCGTTGTGTTCGGCGATGCCGGTGAGAAGTTTCTTCTCGATGTAGCGATCGAGCGCCTCAAGGAATTCCTTGGACGTGCGTTTGCCGTGGCTCTTGATGAACTTACGGACGGTGCTGGGCTTGATGTAGATCATAGGTGTAGTACTGGGTGAAGGGTTAGAGTAGATCAGAAGTTCTAGAGGCTGTCAAGGCTTACTCGGCCTCCTTCTCTTCGTAGGCTTCGGTCGCCGTGTGGTTGGTGTCGCCGAAGACGAGCAGGGAGGCTTCGTTCTCAAGCGCCTCGGCCTTCTCGTCCGCTTTGTTGTAGCGAGCGGATCCCCACTTGCTGTGACCACGGATCGTGATCTGGTCGAGCCACGCGTAGTAGAGATCGTAGACGCGCTTCCGGATTTCTGGAGTGATGTTGTTCATAGGTATAGTACTGGGTGAAGACCTAGCATTAGAACAGATTTTCTACAGATGTCAAATCGCCGTGTGTCATAGTTCTCCGCCGGCTTGACACCAAATGCCCCACAGTGCAGATTGGTGACGCACACCTATGAAAGCAATCATCACAGACAAGATCCAAGGGGTCATCGAATCGATCAGCGGCGAACAGCGCGCGTACAGCGTGGATGTGAACTACCTGATCAGCGTGGCCCCCTTCACCGTTGCGCCTGAGTCCAACAACTCGTTCATCGAACACAAGGCGCACGTCACGTTCACCGTCAAGGTTCTGACTCAGCCCAAGTGGACTGACGTCCGGTTCCACGACAGCGAGGCGTTCCTCAGCCGCCGCAAGGCGGACATCGCTGAGACTCCTGACATCGCCGGATCCGCCGCCGACTATCAGGACGAGAACGACTCCAAGGCCGCAGTCGCGTCCGTCTGGGCCACGCACGACAAGCCTGATCAGCGCGCGCGCGTGATCGGTCTTCTCCTGAAGAACGGAGGTCTGTCGTGAACTACGCGTCCCTCCTGCTCCTTCTGCCGGCGCTGGCCTGTGCCAGCGTTGTCGATACGGCCTTCGTCAAGGCTGTCGGCAAGGTCGAGTCCAACAACAACCCCACTGCGATCGGAGACGCCGGCGCCGCCAGAGGCGAGTTCCAGATCCATCAGGCCGCGTGGGAACAGATCAGCGCGGCTCGCAAGGTGCGCGGTCAGCCCACGTACAACTGGCGCTCCGGCGCGCACGACAAGAACGTTGCGTTCGCCTACGCGACCGAATACCTCAAGTGGGTCGAATCCAACCTCAGCCGAAAACTGAAGCGCCAGCCTACCAAGGCTGAGATCTACGCCGGCTGGAACCTCGGCCTTGGATCGTTCGCCAAGCGCGGCTACGACCTAAGCAAAGTCCCTTCCATCACCAAGAAAGCGATCAGCAAACTATGAAGCACCACGGAAACTACCGCCGCAAGTCCGGCAAGCGTTCAGGCCGCAAGCCGAACTGGTACATCAGGCTCGTCCTGATCAGAGACAACATCAACAAGGCGCTCGCCGCCTTCGACAAGCGCCCCCGCCGATGAGCGACTTCAAGAACACGCGCAAGGTCGATCGTGATGATCTGATCATCCACCGGATCGCTGACCTGATGGACAGCGCCAACCTCGCCCAGTCCCACATCGTCAGGGGCGAAGGCGACAAGGCCAAGGGAATCCTGAGTGAGGCCACGTCCTCGTTCGTCAACAGGCTGTCGATGATCTGCCGCAAGGTTCAGGTCACGCACAAGTGCGAACTGGGCCACCTCTACGTCAGGGTCGAAGTCCAAGACGAACACGGCGAATACGAGGCAACGCTCAAAGCGGTGTCTCCGTCCCAAGAATGAGCCGGCCCTCTTATGAAAGCGAAGACGACCTACGTAAAGAGCAGGAAGCGATCGAAGCGCTTGAAGCGATCTGCGGCGTCCAGTGCCGCAAGACGCCAAGGTACTACGAGATCGACTACTGCATCGTCAATCCGGCGGAAGAAGTCCAAGGCTGGATCGAGATCCGGTGCAAAGGCTTCCGCCGTGACGCGCACAAGACGTTCTACACGTCACTCAAGAAGTACATCACCCTCTGCCGCTTCTCGCAAGCGACCGGTCTGCCGTCCTTCATCCTCTGCAAGTGGCAAGACGAGCCAGTCAGGATCTACCAAGTACTACCTGATGACCTTAAACGATATCGGATCACTGTTGGAGGGCGGACAAGAGTATCAAGGGGAGACGATCAGGACATCGAACCTGTCATTCATATCCCGACTCAGAATTTCGTAAGCCTTTCCTCAGCCAACCTATGAAGCCAAGACCATACGACAGCCTGACCAGATTTCTGGTCGATTCAGAATCCAAGCCGGACGAGGTTCACCTCGTTGATCTCACCGGCTACGGACTGATCGGTGAATGCTCCTGCCAGCACTTCACGCTCAAGATCAAGCCGGCGCTTGATCAGGCCGGCTCAGTCACCTTTGACGATCCGGACAAGCACCGTTGCAAGCACATCAAACTTGTCCGCGAGTTCGTACTGAACCACGTGATCGGCGCGTACGAAGAAATTTCTCCCAACACCACCAATGAGTAACATCCAAAAACTACGTGCGCCGTTCAGCCCTGACCGGATCGAATGGCGCCTTCAATCGTGCGGCTCCAAGCCGGACGGTACGATCTGGGCGCGATGCCTTGCGTACATCGACAACCGCGCGGCAATGGAGCGCCTAGACGAAGTCTACGGCGAGGACTGGAGCCACCGCGAAGACTTCCGCCAGATCGGCAACTCCGCCGTCTGCACGGTCGCGATCACGATCGCCGGAGAAGGCGAGTTCCAGCGCACGGTCTGCGGATCCTGCGAGGTCGAACTCAACAAGACCGATGACATCGATCCGTTCAAGAGCGCCGCGTCCGGCGCGATGAAGAGGGCCGTGGTGAACCTAGGGGTAGGCCGGTATCTCTACGAGATGCCTGACGCGTGGGCTGAAGTCACTGACTCCGGAATCTATCAGGGCAAGACGAAGGAGGGCGTACGCTTCAAGTGGAATCCTCCCAGCCTTGGCGCCACTGCGCCGGCACCTTACGAGCCGGCCCACGTTGAGTCCAAGCCCAGCCCTGCGCGCGCCGCCGCGCCGGCTACGTCCGGCAACTGGCGCGATGTCGTCATTCCCTTCGGCAAGCAACAGGGCAAGACGCTTGGATCCCTCCCGCCGAAGAGCCTCCAGTGGTGGCAGGAAAATTACCAGCCCAAGCCTTACAAGGGCGCGATCAGCGCGAAGGATCAGGCGTTCCGATCCGCGCTGGATCAGTCGATGGGCGACCGCCCGATGGCCCTGAGCGCCGAAGAACCGGAGACCCAAGACGATGTCCCCTTCTAAGCGGCCCAAGCGCGGAAAATCGAAGCCGAAGGTCTCCGCCCTGCGCGAACAGATCGCGGAGGCCAACGAGGCCGCGCTCCTTCTGGAGCCGGCTGAGATCTACGATCAGGCCATCATCGGCCTGACGTCCGGCATCGAGCCGGTCGTGGTCTACGACTACGGCCTGATCGTGGAGGCGCTGATCGAGAGCGGTCAGAGCGAAGAGGACGCGGTCGAGTGGATCGACTACAACATCATCGGCTCTCTAGGCCAAGCCGGCGCGCCGGTGATCCTGAACCGTTGCCTCGATGACTACCTTTAAGCCCAAGGCCGGCAAGCCGGCGCGCAAGTGGAGCCAGATCCGGATCCACCCTGAGGAGGAGCGCCTGATCAACGAGATCTCCAAGCGCACCGGCCTGAGCCGCACGACCACGGCTCGCCAGTTGATCCGGAAAGCGCTTGGCCTGACCAGCGCCGGCCTATGACAAAGTCGTAGTTGACAAAGGGAGGAACTGGTGTTCTACTGTGTGCCTTCACCCAATCCTACACCGATGAATAATCCGTTCCTCCCGATCAACGAAACCGTCAGCCACGATCAAGCGGCTGAGATCCTCACCGCCGGCGTCAGCGTCTACGAGCGTGGCTTCACCAAGCACGAAGCGCTCTGGCTCTACTGGCACGGCGCGCTTCAGCAACAGGTCTCCGGTCAGAAGCGCCACAAGGGTCTGCGCGAAGACGTCCACGCCCTGCTCGCTCAGGCCGGCAACCCTCAGCGCAAGAGCGCTGACTTCACGGTGCTTCTCGCGGCCTTCCGTGACACGTTCCCGAAGCCGGTGCTGTTGAGGCTCTCCGACCTCAGCGTCCAGATCAACGCGACCCAGCAGTGCATCAAGAACTGGGAAGCCAAGGCGCCCAGCGAAGAGCGCGACCGCGTGATCGCCGCGAACAAGGCCGGCCTCGCTGAAGACTTCGCCAACCACGAACGCCTCAAGGCCCACGCCGCCTCGATCGTTGGCGACTTCACCGTTGGTCGCCGGTGCAACTGGAAGTCCATCCTGAGCCAGTGGTACGATGGCCCGATCACCCTGCTCTCCGGCAACGGATCCAGCGCCGTATGACACCCGCGCGCTTGACATCCCTAGAATTCCTGATCTACTGGTACTCCTTCACCCATAACACCAATGAATAAGCCCACCATCAAGTCCATCGACCTCAGCCACAAGTCCGAGCGCAACCGCTCCGCGATCTGGGCTGACGGCACCAAGCACGCTCTCGACTTCAACATCGAGGGCATCACCGATCAGGGTCTGACGTTCTACGCGGACGTCACCGTGATCCTCCAGACGTGGACTGACCTCAAGGACGGTCAGTTCGTCCTGACCACCGACCTCCAGATCGAGCGCTTCACCAAGGTCGCCGGTCACGTCCCGACCCCTGAGGGTCGCGGCGCCGGCTGGAAATACAGCGACCTGACCGAGGCTGAGATCGATGCCGATGAAGCCGCTCAGGAGAAGGCCGACTGGGCCGCTGAGGTCTTCGTCAACGAGATCGGCTACAAGCCCGAACACGCCGCCCTGCGCGAGCAGATCAAGGAAGCCGCCTTCAAGGCGCACTTCAACCTCCGCTAACCTTCACCCCCAACACCGATGAACATCAACATCCTCACCCTCCGCGCACGTCACCTGTGCGCGATCCTCGCGGCGCCCTTCGGGTGCGCCGGCGATGACTGGCTCTCGCCTGATCAACGCAACCGGTACGAAGCCGAACTCAACTCGCTCCGCGCGGAGATCGAGGCGATCGAACACGCCGCGCGCAATAAGGAGGGCAACGCTAATGGCTAACTCCAAACGCGCCGCGAAGATCAAGCGGATCGAAGACGAGGCCGACAAGCGCCTCCAGAGTGTCGAGGCCACGTACGAGGCTGACCGCAAGTCAGGCCGGCCCTTCAACCTCAACGCCGGAGAGATCTACGCGATCCTCGCCGGCATTGGCAAGACTCCGGATCAGGATCAGGCAATCGAGATCGTTAACGCGGTCGAGCGAGATCCGCACCTGTACCTGACCACCGGCACCTGTTGCTACAACTTCGGTCGGATCCAGTGCATCGCGCTGGGCCACCACAACGAGGACGAGCAATGAGCATCCTGATCAAGGCGCGAGACATCGAGCGCGCGCGCGTCCTGCTACATCAGGCGCACGAACTCTCGCACACCGGCGAATCGCTGGCGCTCAAGTTGAAGGACTGGCACCTGTGCCACTACTCGTACCTCTACGAGCCGCACGTCCTGTTGCTCGATCAGGACAAGCGTATCCAGATCGTAATGACGGAAGAGACGTTGCTCCAGTGCTTCGGTCACCAGATCTGGATCGCGTTCCTCAACCGGATGGGCCGGACGTCCGCGTCCGATGTCGTGAACCGTCCGCGCATCACCGGCTTCACGTGCGAAGGCCGGCTGGGCCTTCCGCCGGACTACCTCTACGGCGCCCAGATCAGCGAGGTGATCAACTGGCTTCCCTGACCGGAAAGCCTATGACACTTTGCGTGTTGACAGACGGTGGAACTTATGATCCACTGTCTGCCTTCACCCAATCCTACCGATGAACAACACCGAATCCAAGCCCTCCTTCCGCACCTTCCTCGCCGACCACGCCGGCGCGATCGTTCGGGCCACCACTGAAGACGTCCGCTCGTCCTTCGACACCGACTACTACGGCACCTCGTACGTGGTCGAGATCTGGGACGGCGCCAAGGTCGAGACCGTCCGCGTCTGCACCTCCGGCTACACCAACTTCAGCGGCATCGATCCGGTGCGCTGGTCTGAGACCCCTGACGAGGTCTACGCCCTCTATCAGGCGATCAAGCCTGACCTCTCTGAGGCCAACCGCGCCGCCGCCGAAGCGATCCACAGCGACAGCGTCAACGCCGCCGCCGGCGCCGTCACTGAGACGTCTCTGGCGCGCCTCCTGAACGAGCGCCTCGATGTCGTGATCGGCTCCAAGCACGGCTGGAAGTTCAAGGGTCTCAACGCCACCGTGGTCAAGGGTCGCAAGGTCGCCAAGGGTACGCAGGGCGTCTTCTTCTGGCACGGCGAATCCCAGTACGGCTTCCGCGCCGGCCTTCAGGTCGCCGGTCAGACCGTCTGGATCAGCGCCGACAACCTCAGCCTCGACATCCCTGCCGGCCTCCGCGATCAGGCTGTCGCCGCTGGCCTCGCCGCCGTCCGCGAACAGGCGCTCGACCTGATCTCCAAGGGTGGCCTTGGCCCGATCGGCAACACCGTCCGCGAAGCCTACTGGGTCGGTTCCCAGCGCGTGGTGACCACGCCTGAGGCCCAGTTCCTCGCGACCGCCTACGCCGCCGCTGAGGCCGTGATCACCGCCGCCGCGCAGGAAGCCGGCGCCGCCCTCAAGGCCGCGTACAAGGCCCAGATCAAGACCGGCGCCGCCCAGTCCGCCCCGCGCGACTGAGCCGCCGGAACCTATGACACTATCGCGTTTGACAACCGTAGAAATTCTGATCTACTCCCAGTCCTTCACCCATAACCCAAATACGACAATGAACACCAACAGCACCAAGTCCACGTCCGTCACCCAGATCAAGGTCGAGTCCCTCGCCTCCGCGCGCCTCGCCCAGTCCGAGATCGCGAATTCCCTCCGCGCCAAGTTCGGCGCCGAGTGCGTGATCGAGACCTCCGAGATCAAGCGCAAGATCAGCGAGTCCTCCGGCCTCGCCTACAGCGCCGAAGCCTACCTCGCCGTCAAGATCGACCTGACCAAGACCAGCGCCGCCAAGCGCTGGATCGCCGGCGCCAACGCCGCGCTCGCCAAGGGCATCGATGCCGATGACGTCCGCATCACCGGCGGCAAGCCGAACCAGTGGGATCGCACCACGATCACCCTCGACCGCCTCGTCAACGGTGGCGCCGAAGCCCAGACCGTCTTCAACGTGACCGTCCGCCTCAACACGTTCGACAGCGGCGTCCGCGCTCAGCCCTACGCCGGCGAAGGCGATCAGACTTGGTTCCGCTGGGAGTACACCAACAACGGCGCCGAGCGCCAACAGGTCTTCATCCCGAAGGCCCAGATCGTTGCTCGCTCGCTTGAACTGACCGCCAGCCTCGACAGCGCCAACGGCGATCGCGTTGAGGGCTACATCGGTCGCCGCTACGACTCCTCGACCCGCGCTTGCAAGGTCGCCGTGTTCCTCGACAAGGCCGAAGAAGCCGCCGCCGAACTGATCAGCAAGATCGGTCGCACCGCCGACCGCGTTGAGGATCTGGGCCGCGCCTACGACCGCGCCGCCGAAGAAGCCGCCAAGGCCACTCGCGAGTCCGAGTTCAACGCTCGCAAGATCCGCTCCGACTGGGTCAACGCTCAGGTCGATCAGGCCAACGCCAACGCCGGCGCCCAGTCCTCCTACGACAGCCGCCGGATCGCCGACTACAGCGCCGAGGGTCTGTCCGCCGGTCGCCTCGACATCCGCACCGCGAACCTGACCGTGGACGAGGTCAACGCGATCCTCGCCGTCCTGACCGCCGCTGGGCGCCGTATCGCCTCCGGCCCTGTCGCTGGTCAGGCCAGCGCCTGATCGGGCTTCCTAGGCCAAGCCAGAGGGTCATTCGGGCCGGCTCCAGATCAGGGGCCGGCCCTTCGGCGGATCCGCCGGATATGACACTCACGTGCTTGACAGACCGTGGAAGATCTGTTCTACTGCTTGCCTTCACCCAATCCTACCTATGAACAACATCATCGACAAGTCCACCGGATCCCGCCTCGCCAACTGGAAGCGCGTCTCTCGCGCCGTCAAAGCCGGCGCGCCTCACCGCCTCATCAGCATCGACACCGCCGCCGCTGACAGCGATCGGAACTGCTGTACCGTGGTCGCGCTCAGCAACGTCACCGGCATCCCCTTCGCCGAGGCTCAGGCGATCGCTAAGGCCGCTGGTCGCCGCCGTAACTGCGGCTTCAGCACCGTCAAACTGATCGCCGAGGCTCGCAAGCACGGTCACAACTTTGACGTCACGATCGGCGCCACCGGCATCGTGAATGACGCCTACCGTGGCGAGACCGTCTCGATCGCGCGCTTCTGCCGCGAGCATCCGGTGGGCCGCTTCCTCGTCCGCCGCTCCGGTCACGCCTTCACCGTGATCAACGGCGTGGTCGAGGATCGCTTCACCAATCGCTCCCTCTGCCGGATCACCCACGCGTGGGAGTTCAAGCCGGTGGTCAAAGCCGCCCAGTACGCCAACCCCTACTGAGCGCTTGACACCCACTGGAACATCTGATCTACTGTCCTCCTTCACCCACAACCCAGATACAACAATGAGCCTGATCCACACTCCCTCCCACGCCCTCCGCAACACCGCCAGCCTGATCGAGCGCTTCAACGCGCTCAAGGCTCCGGTCGCCAAGGCCATCTCCAAGTGCAACGCGCGCATCAACTCCGTGCCGGCTGTCAACGCCGCGTTCAATGCCGCTAGCAAGGCGATCGTCCCCGCGCTCTACGCGAAGTCGAACTACGTCTCCCAGTGGGAGGTCGAAGCCGCTTGCGACATCTTCTACAAGTACTCGCCTGAGTCCAAGACCCGCAAGCGCCTCCGCGCGAACCTCAGCCTGAGCCGCACCGTGCTTGAGCGCTTCACCAAGCAACTCAACCACGTGTCGATCGATGCCGGCTACGCGATCGAGCAGATCGACTGCGAACTGGAGCGCGTTGGCAACATCCTCTACCCGACCCTGACCGCCGATGACCACAGCGCCCTGCGCGCCTTCCGCGCCGACCTGACCGCCCTGCGCTCCGACATCGCCGTGATCAAGGCCGAGATCAGCAACGTTGATCGCGAAGCCTTCGCCGCCGGCCTGACGTCCCTCTGATCCCACCTCCACCTCCACCCACAACCCAGCACACCAATGAGCAACAAACCCGCCACCCACACCGTCACGAACCCGATCGACCCGAACGAGTTCTTCCAGCGCAAGTCGCCGCGCGTGTACACCCACGCGATCGTGATCATCGACACCAAGACCAGCGAACACATCGACAAGTGCCTCGCCGGCATCCAGAGCAACGAGGCCGATCTCGCCAAGACGCTCGCGCTCGCCGCCGCCGCGCCTGAGAAGACGATCGCCGGTCGCTACGAGAACCCGACCGATCCGAAAGGCACCAAGTGGATCAACACCGTCTACGGCGCCGATCACTACAACGCTTGGGCCGAACGTCTCCGCGCCTCGATCGACCGCGACTACGATCGCCTCGCCCAGTTGCGCCGCGATGTCGAGGACGGCAAGCCTGAGGTCTGGTGCGCCGGCTGGTCTCAGTCCGAGGCCAACGCTCACAAGGCCGCGAAGCGCTGGGCCGGCCCTCACTGGCGCCGGATCCAGATCATCCCCTGCCGCCGCTCCGGCACCGGCATCATCACCTCGTCCTGATGCACCTCCTCGATCCCACGTTCCTCCTGATCTGCGGCATCGGCCTCCTCGCGTGGCTGATCGCCGCGATCGGCGCCGGCCTCGCCTTCGGCCTCAAGGCTTGGATCGCCGCCAAGATCGCCAAGCACTTCATCGACCGGCCCTAAGCCCTCGATCCCAGTCCACGCCAGATCAACGGCTCGCCGCAAGGTGAGCCTTCTTGTTGCCCCAGTCCAGCCAGCACGTCCAGCCGGCCCACCACGCCCCGATCGCACCCCAAGCCGCACCATCCCCTTCCCCAGCCCATAGAGCCGCTCCTAGGGCCAGCCAGACCCCTTGGCCCACGCGCCCTAGCCCTGATCCCACCCGCGCCCCTAAGCCTAGCCGGTATCCCATCGATCGGCACCTGTCCTACGGACACCCCTGATCACGTGGCAATGGCCCAAAAGAACGCCGCTGTGGCCCCTACAAGGCCATTGTCATAGCACCTGAGGCCACTGACCCTAGCCAGATCAGAAGCCGGCCTCCTAGCGCCTTACAGCCGGCCCCAGTATGACAGTTACGACCGGCACATCTCTGTGTCATAGGTATGGCATACCCAGCGCGTCATAACCGTGTCATAGCCAAACCGTGTCATATCCCTGTCATAGCGATCCCTGTCATAGTGTGTCATAGGGGTGGGGGGGGTAGGAAAATTGACCCCGATCTATTACGCGGCGCATTTCACCCCAGAGAAATTTTGTGCAAAAGAGGCTGGACAGGTGTTCACCTGTGATCAGATGTACACTATGCTTATCAAGATCGAGCCTACGCGGGAGTCCGAACTGGCTAAGGTGCTGGGGATGAGCCGGAAGAACCTGAGCGACCTGAGGGTGAAAAGTCTCCGGCCCGAACTCGATTGGTACCGCGAAGAAACCAACGCTCCTGAGGCTCGTAGGCCGGTTTGGATCACCGCCGAGGGTGTGGTGGCCCTATCCGTCATTCTGGGGCTTAAGACCGAACAAATCGAAGCGGAGAAAAAAAATTTTTCGGTCGCTAGCGCGACCGAGACGGTCGAGTGCTTGGTGGTTCAAGCCTTCCCCCGCAACCCGACTCTTGTGCAAGTCATCGCCGGCGGTCAGCCCCGAATGATGCGCGTGAAGGATAATCGGAAGTGGGCTAAGGGGATGAAGGTTATGGCTAGGCAGGAACAAGGGATGAGCAAGTTTCTGATCCCGCTTAGGAACCCTAGATTCTTCGGGAGGTTCTGATGCCCCTGATCACGACATCGGTCGAGCGTTTGGCGAATGGGATGTCGGAAGGCTACCTAGCCGGCATCATCTATCTGGCGCCGGAACAGGTGGCTGGCGGCGGAATCAACGTGTGTAAGTTTGCGACAGATGAATGCAAGAAGGTGTGCCTTAACACAAGCGGTCGAGGCCAGATGTCCAACGTGCAGGAGGCGCGGATCGCTCGTACTAGGTTCTACTGGAACGACCGCGATGGCTTCTACCGTCAGGTGACCGAAGAAGTTCACGCGCTGGAGCGAAAGGCCAAGAAGATGGGACTCAAGCCGGCGATCCGGCTGAACGGTACATCCGACCTAGACCACAGGGCTTTCATCAGCCTGTTCAACGAACTGCGGCTGGATCAGGGCTTGGATCCTTTGGTCTGGTACGACTACACCAAGCATCCGACTAGGGCGCTGACAAATCGGGACACTTTCTATCACTTTACGTACAGCCACGGCGGCATCGGCACGATGGACAAGACGATCCAGCACGTTGAGGCCGGCGTGAACGCCACGGTCGTGTTCGCCACCAAGAAGGGCCACCCTTTGCCGGCGCACTGGAACGGCTTCAAGGTGATCGATGGGGACTTGCACGATCTCCGGTTCCTAGACCCCAAGGGGGTCATTGTCGGCCTCAGGGCCAAGGGCAAAGCCAAGAAGGTTCAGCCGGCGATCAACGGTTTCGTAAATCCGGACTTGTCAACCTGACGTTTTATGACACTTTACCACTATGGCCTATAAAAAGAAGAAGAAGGGCGGAAAGCGATGCTAACCGCGATCCTGAGTTTCATTGCTGGCGTTCTCGCCGGCGCTGTCGGCGCAGTTCTTGTCGCTCGCAACAACCGTTCCAAGATCGAGAAGGTTCTCGATAAGGCGGACGGCGTCAGCGAGAAGTACAAGAACTATATGACCAAGTGGTCTGACGACATCAAGCGGTGAAAGAGGCTAGGAACTCTGCTCGCGGGGGTACGAGGCGCTACCAAAAAGCGTCTTCGTACTACCAGAGCGCGGTCAAGTTCCAGACCCGCCGAAAGGGGACTACGCTTGCGTCCTCGCCGGCTAATCCTGTCAACCGCAAGTACCACAGGGACTACAGCCGTAAGCACCGCGCCAGAGGTGGCGCCTAAGTATGGAGCGGATCGCGCTGACGCCTCATCCGGTGATACACGCGCCTTCTGCGGAGCAGATTAAGGCGCTTGTAGCAACGTATGGCGAAGAAAAGACAATTGAGTTCCTCCAAGCAAGAGAGGATAAGATTGTCGCTGAGAAAGCAGATCCTTACCGCCACGGCTACGAACCTTGGTACTGGAAAGACGCAGACAGAGTCCTTGGAGAGGCCGATGAACTCCTTCTTTCTGGAGGCAATCGAGCGGGGAAGACCGAATACGCCGCCAAGCGGGTGGTATATACTCTGATCAACAAGCCGAACTCCCGCGTATGGTGCCTACACACGACAAGCCAGTCGAGCATCCAGATGCAACAGAGCGTGATATGGAAGTACCTACCCAGCGAACTCAAACAGGCCAAGAAGACAAAGGTAACGAACATCGCCTACACGCAGAAGAACGGATTTTCGGAGAATTCTTTTGTCCTTCCGAACGGTTCGCAGTGCTTCTTTATGAACTACGCGCAGGAGCGTACGGTCATTGAAGGTGGCGAGACCGATCTGATCTGGTGCGATGAACTTGTGCCGCTGGACTGGGTGGAAACGCTCCGGTTCCGAAACGTCACCAGAAAGGGCAAACTGCTGGTTACATTCACACCGGTCACAGGTTATACACAGGTGGTCAAAGACTACCTAGCCGGTTGCAGGGTCATCGAGACAAAGCCGGCGCGCCTGATGGATGGGATGAATACCGTGCAAGGTTGTAAGTCTGGAGAAATGCCTTTTATAGCCAAATGCGTCCGAAGAGGGGCTATGGCGATGTGGTTCTTCTCAGAATTTAACCCCTATAACCCATTTGAACACCTTGCGAAGGGGCTGAAGGGCCGGTCTTCCTACGAGATCAAGATCCGCGCGTATGGATACGCGGAGAGCCTTCAGGGTACCCAGTTTGCCAGATTTGGCGAGGTTCACATCGTTCCTGCTAGCGCCGTGCCAAAGGAAGGCGCCAACTATACGGCTGTAGATCCAGCCGGCGCCAGAAACTGGTTTATGATCTGGTGCAGGGTAACCCCAGACGGAACTAGGTTCATCTACAGGGAGTGGCCTGACGCTTCGGTTGGAGAATGGGCGCTACCCTCTGACAAGCCGGACGGTAAGATCGGGCCGGCGCAAATGACCAACGCCGGCAGAGGTCTGGATGAGTACAAGGAACTGATCTTCTTCCTTGAGAAGGGTGAAACGATCGTAGAGCGCTACGTAGACCCGCGCGCGGGGGCGCAACAGGTAGCCGGCAGAGACGGTGGTACGTCCCTGATCGACCTGTTCCAAGAAGGGGACAGGCCGATGTTCCTGATCCCAGCCGCCGGCATCGCGATCGAAGAGGGCGTTGGCCTGATCAACAACTGGCTTGCCTACGATATGAGCCAGCCCCTGTCCGGCTTGAACTGCCCTAAACTTTACATCTCAGAAGACTGCCAGAACCTGATCTACTGCCTTAGGGAGTGGACTGGGCAGGACGGTCAGAAGGGGGCCAGCAAGGATCCGGTGGACTGCCTGAGATATCTAGCGGTGATGAATCCAGAATTTGAGGACAGCAAGACCTACAAAGCCACCCAGCCATTTTCCTACTGATATGACCTACCCGCCCCTGATGTCCAGAAAAGCCGCCTCCCAGATGACCGGCTTGTCCCCTCGCTACTTTGATAGGTTGCGTAAGGAGGGGAAACTTAGCACCTATAGAACTATCGGAGGACAGCACAGGTTCTACCGTGACGAAATCCTAAAACACATTTCTACCAATGAAGCCCCAAAGAACACCTTGGAACTCGCCGACAAGCGACCCGACAGCACAAGCGTCTGACACGCCGGACATCGGCAACCTGACGAAGGAGTACAACGAGTCGCTCTACAACGGCTCGTCACTTGATCGCCTCGCCGCCCTTGACGACATTCGTTATTGCCGCTGGGACGGACAGTCTGATGACGGCAAAAAGCACAGCGATGTGCGCGGAGATGGCAATCCTGCTATGCCGTGGGAAGGCGCTTCTGACGTTCGCGTCAGGCTTGTTGACCGAACGATCAATGACTTGTGCGCGCTTCTGATTACCGCGTTCCAGAGATCCACGCTCCGCGTCAGCGGCGTTACCGTTGAAGACGGTGGCCCAGCCTCCGCTTCGGCTAACTTGATGCGCTGGATGCTTGAGAACCGTTACGGAAGAGAAATGTATATGGAAGCCTATCTTGGCGCCCAGTACGCTCTAACCTACGGATGGACGGTCTTCCACGTTACTTGGGATCAGCAGTCGGCGGTTCGCCGGCAGAAGGTTACGATGGACGACCTTAAGGCCATCGAAGAGATGACCAAACAGCAGGATCCTGAAGGAGTCCTGTCTAACATCACGCAGATGATCCAGTCAGGCGAAAATGACGACTATCTGGCTCATTCGCTTCTCCAGATTATGGAAGGCATAAAGCCCAATCAGGCGCTCAGGATGGTTCGCGAACTCCGCGAAAAGGGAGAGACTGAAATCGAAGAGCCTTATGTCTTCAAGAACGCCCCAAGCGTTACTGCCCTTAAGCCTTACGATGAAATCACGTTCCCTCAGGAGACTACAGACCTTCAGCGCGCGCGCGTGATCTTCCGCCGCACGTTCCTCACTGAAGTCGAACTTAGAGCAATGGTTGTAGATGACGGATGGGACAAGGAATTCGTAGAAGCCGCCGCCGCTCAACTTGGTAAAGCGTCTATGTACAACGATCCGTCACTCACTCCGGTGACTAATGTCCTTACGACAAACGTCTGGAGAGGTAAGAATATGATCGAGATCGTGTACGCATACGCACGGCAGATCAACAAGGACGGACTCCCTGCTATCTACTACACGGTGTTTTCTCCTCAGGTCGGCAACAAACTTTACGCCAAGCACGAAATCCTTGATTACTACCACGGTAGATATCCTTTCGTTGGCTGGAGCAGGGAGATCACCCGAAGGCCCATTATGGAGTCTCGCGGAGTCCCTGAAGTAAGCAGAACGGATCAGGACGAAATCAAGGCTCAGCACGATTCCCTCAGAGATCGTACGGCGATCGAAACGCTTCCGCCGATGAAGGTGGCTAAGCGAATTGGCGCCATTAACCGAATCGGGCCGGCTGTCGTGTTGCCTGTGACGACAAAGGACGACTACTCTTTCCTTGAGCCTCCTGCCGGCAATCCACAAATGGCATTTTCGATGATCGAGCGAGTCGAAGCCCAACACGCGGCTTACTATGGACTTACCTCCAAGTACGTTGAAGACGTCAGATCTCAACTTATCCAGCAGACCACGGTTAACGGATGGCTTATGGCTTGGACTGAGATCTACCAACAAGTCTTCTCGCTAGCCTTGCAGTATCTTTCCCCCGAAGAAAAGGTTCGCATCACCGGCATTGATCTTCCGGCAAGAGCGACAGAGATCCACGGAGGCTTTGACTTCATCGTTAAGTTTGACGTGCGCGAAGTGGACACGAACCTCGTTATGGAGAAACTGGACGCGATCACCAAGTTCGCCGTTCCGCTCGACCAGTCCGGCATCGTTGACAGATCTAAACTCGTCAAACTTGTCATTGAGACCATCTCTCCTGACGCCGCGAAGGAACTCATTGTCGCCAACGAACAGGCTTCCCAGAAGATGTTCAGGGACGTTCAGACTGACATTGGTCTTATGCTCCTTGGTAACGCTCCTGCTCTGGTTGAGAATGATCCATCAGCCCCGACAAAGTTGCAGTTGGCCCAGCAGATCCTTCAGCAGAACCCGAAGGCCCAGCAAGCGCTCCAAGGGGATCAGATCTTCCAGCAATTGTTCCAGACCTACGTCCAGAACCTGTCTATGTCCGTTCAACAGGCCCAGAACAAGGAGACCGGTAGAACAGGCGTTGCGCCGCAAGGCCCGAACCTTGCCGATCAGGTCAAGAGCCTCATTGATCAGGCCAAGGAAGCCCAAAAGGGTAAGGCTCAAGGCACGGCTCAGGCTCAGCAGGACGTCAACCAAGAGGTTGCGGCTATGAGGGGCCAGCAGACACAGGAGTCGATGGCTCAGAACGCTCAGGGTGACGCCGCGATGCAAGCCGTGGCCCAACTTATGGAGCAGGGTATGTCCGAACAGGAAGCGATCGCTATGGTAGAACAACAGATGGGCGGCGGCGGTGGCGCTCCTCCTGAGGGAATGCCTCCCGAAGGCGAACAGCCAATGATGTAATCTATGGAAAACCTACAGACCACTGAGGAAATTGCCAGAAAACTGTCTTTCAAGGGACGCAATGAGGTCTTTGAAGCCGTGATCGCGGTCATCGATAGTTTTGTGAGCATTGAAACAGCCGGCGCTATCGCGCAAGACGTAACTCCGGACAAGCGCGCACACCAGTGCGGACGCGCGGAGGGTCTTGTTGACCTGAAAGTCTTTCTTTTGGACATCAGATCTAACGCGGATCGCAAGAATGCGCCCGATGTTGAATGATGTATACCAAAACTTGCTAAAAGATGCGCGAAGTAGCAGTCACAGGCTCTCTTTGTTGACCTGTTGATATTGCCGGCAAAAACTACCTTCGGTTCTGGGATCCACAAAACCCTGTCGGACATCTTACAAGTCCTTAAATTGTATGCCCAACGCAGAAAACAACAATGATATTGCCTCACAGGCAAATCCGCAGAGCGAATCCAGCGCTCTGTCGCTAGAGGGTCTTGCCGCCCTCATCGAGACTGGAGCCGAAACTGGTCTCGGCTCCTCGGAGGCCACCGGATCCGATAACAACTCGGTGGAAGACCAATCAACCGCCCTCGATGACCCTCTGGCAGAGGAACTCCAGCGCGACATTGGCGATAGCAACAGATCAGAAGAGAACTCGGCAGAGGACTCTGGATCTGATGATAGAGAAGAGGGGAATGGTATCCCCAAGCATATCCAGAAGCGGATCGATAAGATCACTGCTAAGCGCCGCGAGGCGGAGGCTGAAGCCGAAAGGCTGAAGTCCGAACTGGATAAACTGCGGAACGAGAAGGAACTGCCCACGCCGTCTAGAACGAAGAATCCGTACGGAAACGTGCTGGATGACGCCGGTCTAAACAAAGCGCTGGAACAGGCTAGACAGATCAGAGACTGGTGCGAAGAGAATCCGTATGGCGGAGAGATCCCGAAAGGTAACGGTGAATTCCTCAACGTGGACGAAGCAGAAGTCCGCAAGATGAAGATCAACGCCCTCAAGGATATCGAAGTCAACATTCCGGCGCAGTCTCAGTTCATCAACGCTCGCAGACACTTCGATCCGGTCGCTGAGGCCGAATATCCGTGGTGGAAGAAGAAGGATACCAAGGAGTACCAGACAGCCGTGGCACTCCTCAAGAACTTCCCTGAATTGGTTCAGTTCCCTGACTACAAGTTGGTCATCGGGGACTTCGTCTATGGCCTACAAAGCCGTCAGATGAGAAACGCCAAATCCTCTGTTCAGCAGAACCTGAGAAAACCTCAACTACAGCCCACTCGCCCTTCGGTTAGCCCCACGGCAAACTCAACAAAATTCCAGAATGCCAAGGAAGCCGAAAGTAGGTTTTCACAGAGTGGTTCTCGCGATGATCTAGCGCTCCTTATTGAGGCAAGGTTAAAGTCTCGTTAGTTCTAAACCGCCGCAAGGCACCAAATACTATGCCTAGATTGTTTGAAAGAGAATTGCAGGGCTACAATGCCGCCAACGAAGCCAACAGAGTCGGTCGCCGCGAGGATATCGCGGATATGATCACGCTGGTCGAGGCGAAGGACACCCCCTTCACCGCGATGTGCCGAAAGGGCGCTGAACCCTCTAACACACTGTTCCAGTGGCAGGTTGATTCCAACCCCGATCCGCGCGTCCAGCCGGTCATCGATGGTACGGATGAAAACACGATGACCGATACGGTCGGCGGCGCCAAGATGGATCAGTTCACCATCGGCTACAGAGCCACGCTCGCGGCCTATCCCCAGATCTTCAGACGCAAGTTCCGCGTCTCGAAACTGGTCGAATCCAATATGGTTCGCCTCGCCGGCACCCCTTCTGAGCGCTCGCGCCAGATGGCTAAGGCGATGCTCGCCATCAAGCGTGACGTTGAAGTCGCGCTGACCTCGTCCCAGACCGCTCAGGCGGACAACGGCACGGTCGGCTACCGCACCCGCGCGCTTAACTCTTGGACGAAGACCAAGTGGGAAAAGGATTCCACGCTTCCGGTTCCTGACCAGTACTGCACCCCTGCCGATAACATCATCGCGGCCTCTGCCACGAAGACTATCGGTGGCACCAGCCGTACTGTCGCGAACGCCAACACGTGCGCCTCGGCCTCGGCCCTCAACGAATCCCACTGTCAGGATATGCTGACCGCCCTGTACAAGCAGACCGGTCAGTCCCGCACTTGGGACGCTCTCGTTGCCGTCAACCTGAAGCGCGCCTTCTCCGGTCTGGTTTACACCACTCCGAACGGTGGCGCTGTTTCCTCCAGCCCGATCCGTACGATGCGCGAAGGTGGCGACACCACCTACAAGCAGTACATCGATGTCTTCCAAGGCGACTTCGGTCAGATCAACCTTCACGTCTCCAACTGGCTTGGCGATGTGGACACCGATCCGGCCTCTGGCACCTTCGGTAACTTCACCCCTGACCTCGATAAGGGCTTCATCATTCCGTTTGAACATACCGAAATCCGCTACGGCGGCAACATCGCTGAGGTCATTGAACTGACCGACAACGGTGGTGGCCCTGCTAACGCGATCGAGATGGTTCTGGGTCTTTGCATCCATAACCCGCTCGCCTTCGGTAAGTTCGACCTCTGAGCCTAGCCGTGGACGTCTCCCGCCAGATCGCTGAGACTCTTCCTTCTGATCTCCTAAAAGGGGTTCATAAGGAACTCAGCGCTGGTTGGGACGCCCAGAAGCAGAAGGCTCAAGACACTCTGCGTAGGGTGGCGCAAGCCAACTATAACGGTGTCGATAGGGCTGTGGATGGGATCGGGCAACTCGTTGCCCGAATCCCTCCTGAGTCCTACCACTTTTGGGGACAGTACTTTGGCACGTATGACTGCTGGAAAGACAAAGGATTCTTAGGGGAGTTCCTTAAGGATAATCCTGAGTGCGTGGTCAATACAGCAAAGAAGAGCCAAGTCTCCGTAAACAAGAAGATCGCTGGTAATCGGAAGTCCAGAAAGTGAGACTAGCCGATTTCAGTACGGTCTTGTTTGACGCGGTCAACCTATGCGGGTTTGACCTTTCAAACATCACTGATCAGTCCTTCCGGACGGTCAGGCAATTTTCCAATCAACGGATCCGGATGTCGTGGGAAGCCTATCCGTGGTCTTCCCTGACAAAGTATGTCGAGGGCGCCGTGGCCCACGATACGGTCACGGATCTGAGATCCGTTGCTATCCCTGCCGACTCAGGAGAAGTCGTTGGGGTCTACTCTAGGAATCCGCTAACAACGACCGAAGGTCTGTACGTCTCGTACGCGCTGGCCCAAGTCAACGGTGTTGAAAAGATCGTTGTAAACGCTCCTGTGACTACCGTGTGGATCGAATACCGCACGAAGTGTCCGCAGTTCACAGGTGACCTCTGGTCTCCGACAGTGGCCTACGCCGCCGGCGCCCAGTGCTATTTCGATTCCGGATCAGGTACGCCTGTCTATATGCCGGTCGCCGGCAAGCCTCACACAGGCAACTTCTACACGGCTACGGAAGCCATTCCTGCCGGCACTATGCCGATCAACGCAGTGTCCTCAGGGGATGCGCGATGGAAAAAGGTAGAGGTTCCTTATATCTTTGCCTCTTACATCGCTAGGGGCGTTTTCTCTGACTTCCTTAGATCCGAACAGCAGTACGAAGACGCCGGCAAGGCTGACGTGGACGCATCTGTTGTTCTTGAGCAGGAGTTCGACAAGGAACTTCGCCAGCAAGGCCAGATCAGAAGAATGAATTTCATTAACCCTTACTAAAATGAGCAGAAACGAATATCAGGGAGCCTTTATCAAGGGCTACGTCCACACCGACACCACCGTTGGTACCTCCGCAGTAGCCGTGCTTCCCACGGCCCCAGCCGGCACACGCCGCGTTGCTCTGGTCATCCAGAACACATCCGCGACAGCCACCGTTCAGGCCATCTTCGCCGAAACCGGAGCCGTTGGCATCCGGATCCCTCCGCTTGGTAGCATCACTCAGGAGAATTACAACGGCCCAGTCCGACTGATCTCCAGCGCCGCCAGCACTCAGGTTCACCTCGCTTACGCTAATTCCTAATGGGAATCACGATCAGTGGGCCTAGCACCCAAATCCCGACCAATGTGGTCGAGGTGGGTAACGAGATTACCCAGAACGCGTTGAACGCCATTACGGCGTCTGCTACTCCGTCTACTGGTAATCCGTTTGTGACTAACACATTTCTGTGGAACTTTTCTAACACAAACATTTATCCTAGCATAAGCAACAAGGTGCATCTTCCTTCCGCCAGTTGGAACCATCCGTTTTCGATGTCTGGGAACTTTGTTCTGGTTTACAGACCTGATACCAACACGTGGTGGCCTTGGAACAGCGCTAATACCCATCTTGGCGGTATGTCCGGTGGAGCATATGAAGCATCGTACAATTTCGATTTTTACGATGGTAATATGAACTTTGTCAACCTGAACGGAACCGCTAATGTAGGTCTTCAAACGATTAATTACTACACCCTAGGCTACTGGGATAGCGTAAATAACACGACCTATTACACATCTCCTAGCAATAATCCTTTTGCTGGAACTGGGCCTAACTACGCCGGCAACTGGGACAGCCCTATTGCTAATGCTTACTTCTACGACAGCAATACTCTGAACTGGATGTACCGCTACGTCTACCTTAATGGTTCTGGAGGCTTCTACACGGCTGACAATGGGAACAACCCGCCCTACTGATGCCTAATGCTCAATACCAGATCGAGAAAGACGGCGGCTTCATTGGAATGGAGAGCCGTACCAATCCGGTATTGCTGAAAGAGCAGTTTCTTCAGTACGCGCAGAACATCAGGCTTGAAAGAGGCGTTGCCCAAGGAAGAAAGGGCAACAAGAGAATGAACAATGACGCCCTAGACGGCGAATCGTTGTTTGCCTCCGGTAGGTACGTCACGCAGTCAGGGGTCGAAAAGATCGCCGTGGTCGCGAGCAACGGACTGTATTTGTTCAGCCCAGACGCTAACCTTTTTGAGGCTAAGATCCTGTTTCCTGCCGGCAGATCAGTAGGATCTACGGATAGGGTTCAGTTGGTTCAGGCCGTGAACAAACTCTACATTCACAGAGGTCTTCCGGATCTATCCAAGTACTTTGCGAAGTTAGTATACACTGGACATCAGTCGCTGACCGTTACGGTCACTACTTATTCAGATGCCGCTAGAACCATCCCTACAGCGCACGGCTACGTCAGTGGTAACGAGGTAAGCATCACAACGGCTACGGACGCTCATTTTAACGGAAGCAAGGTGGTGACCGTGACAAGCAATAGCACTTTCACATACCAACTGGATGCGACTCATCCTTCTAAAACCGAAAGTTGCTTAGCACAAAGAGCAAAGTGCGCGCTAGTCTATGACGGCTCGCAGATCTCTACGGTCGTTCAAGGCGTTGATTCCGGCGCCGTAGCAAATATGCCGCCTACCGATACGGCGATCTACCAGAACAACCGGATGGTCGTTAAGGTAAACAGGGACAGCCTTGCGGTTTCCGACTTCCTAGACTTCAACACTTTTGACCTAACGTACGGTCAGTTCACGATCAACCTAGGCGGATACGATGAACTGATCGGATTCACGCCTTGGCTAGATAACGAGTTCATCATCTTCCAGCGGAACTCCATCTACAAAGGTAGGGTGGTAAACGAGCAGTTCTTGGTTGGAGAGTCTCCGGACAACCAGTCCTACATCACAAGTATCTCAAATTCGTTCGGTTGCGTAGGCCGAAGGGCTATGGTTAACACCGGCAGATACGTGTTCTTCCTGTCTGACGGCGGCATCTATATGCTGGAACCCCAGTTGGATCTTAAGACGATCAACACGCTGGATCCTGTCTCCTCTCCGATCAACGACCAGTTGCTCCAGTACAACAGGGACTACTTGGATAAGGCCCACGGCGTATTCTTTGACAACCGCTTGTATATGGCGCTTCCGGTCGGAAACGACATCAACGGAAACCCGCACACAAGGCCGAACAAGGTGTTCATTTTTAACATCCTAAATAAGGCGTGGGAGTCAGTCGATACCTACGCTCATAGGGCCACAGGCGTTCCTGAGTCTTGGGACTTTTACGTAGACGACTTCGCCGTTGTAAACTACGGAAACAAGAAGCGCCTGTTTGCGGTGAATTACGGAGGCGGACGCCTTGCCTATGTGAACTCAGGCGTCCCTATTCCTCCCCCTGCCGGCGGCGTATTCCTGTGCGAGGAAACGGAGACAGGCGATGAGACCGACAGAACTGGCATTTCCGTGCTTCCGGCGAGCCTTACTGAGGATGATCCTGCTACGCCCCAGCGCGAGTACGGATTTTGGCTTAGGCCAAACGCAAACAGAGTAGTTCCTCCTGACAGCAGGATGACCACAAGAAGGTTCACGTTCGGAACCCTGTTTGAGAAACGGTTCTCTTCTGTTCAGGCAGATCTAACTTTCCAGACCGGCGGCGCCATCAAGACTCTCGTAAACGTCTACAACCCAGACAGAACGCTTGAGGCTGATTTCTATCAATCGGTTCCAGAGCCTGACGTCACGCGAAGGGCTTCGATCGCTCAAAGAGGGTACGGAGTAGAAGCCGAATTTAGGATCATCACAGGCAGACCGGCGATCAGAGGGGTTGCCGTTGACGCTACGCTGACCGGACGAAACCTTACAAACAAAGAATAAAATGCCCGACATTACACGACTCCAAAACTTTAATGACGGCGATCTGGTAACCGCCGAGAAACTCAAGAACCTGATCGATAACTCCTCGATCAGTCCTTCGTTCGTTTACGGCAAAAGCATTCTTTTCGCTGACACGATTTCGCTTAACGATGCTCTCCTGATCTACGATTCCAGCATCAACTCTTATATGAAGACCTCTGTAGAGGACTTCGTTAAGGGTGGCATCCTGCTATCCGATACAGGTCTTAAGTTCCACCGATACGACAATCCTAGCAGTCCCTACGGAAAGACTTGGCTATATACGGCGACACCAGTCCTTAATACCTACTGCGGATTTCTTATGGATTCCTCAGGCGGTAGCAACGGTCAGACGATCAACACCGTCAACTTTGGTACGCTTAACGTCAGCAACACATCGTCTCTCTTGGGCGTTTTTACAAGTGAGACGCACGAAGTTCAAAACTTCCAGTTGTTTGCCGGAGGCGCCATTTCCAGAGGCGGATGGGGCAATAACGGATCTATCACGCTCAGGACTCAAGGTAACACGACAAACTACTTTAACGATTGGACGATTACGCAGAGCGCTCAGGTAAACGGCAACTACTCCAGCGTCTACAAGATCGAGAAGGAGTTTGATAGGTACGACACTGCCGGACTTCAGTCCGCTGGCCTTGGAAGAAAGACCGCAAAGGCTGTCGAGATCGGGCAGAAAGTGGTAGAAGGAAAGGCTACTGATACGGTTGAGGTCAGGTTGCAGGAAGAACTTACGGTTCCTGTTGTAAACGCTACGACAGTAGACGCTACCACGTACAAGAAGGCCGGAACCACGTCTGTCTTTCCGCTCAAAAGAGGATACAGAGAGTTTGAATGGGGTTCTGAATCTACTGCTTATGTAAATGTCCCCGATAGTATTTTTGCGGCAGGGTACAATGTTGCCAACTCTTTCAAACTTAACGCACTTACTAGTGGTGGTTTCCTGATGTGGGAATCTAACGCTGAGATCTCGATCAAAGCCAATGAAACATACTTTCTTAGAATCGATGTATGGCACAATGACCTGTCAACAGGTGTAAGTGCGTACATCGACTACAGGCTTAGACTTAAAGCAAAGACTGTCGGAGGTGCTACATATCCGATGAAAGAAATTCAGGTAAGAAGATTCCAGATTGCGAGCGGTCAGGGAAATGTGAACCACTCGATGATCTTCAAAATTGAAAGATCTGATTTCCCGATCGGTAGCGAAGACATTGCTCGCCAACTTCAGATTCAGTTTACCGAGTCTAATATCGGAATCGCATACCACCATTTCATCGTTCGCTCTACGGCTGAACTCTGGAACAAGGACGACATCACAGCCGGCACAACGGCGCTCCTGTGATCGCTCCTAACGTCATCGATGGGGTCGTAGATCTGGTCGAACAGACGGTTCCGGCAGAAGAGATTGCCGGCACGATTTACGAGGATAAGGAGGCGCTCAAGCAGTACGTGGCCTTCCACTACTCGCTTGGAAACACCATTATCACGGTAGACCCAAAGACCGGCAAAGTGAGCGGGGCTATGATCTGCTACGAGTGCGATGAGGAATACGCAAAAAATCCGTTTATCTGGGATCCGCCCTATGGTAAAAAGTGTATCTTTGTTGCCCAACTTGCCGCAAAGGACGAAGATGCGCGCGATCTTCTTGCGGAAGGGTTCCTTCAGTACTTTCCTGACGAGAAGCCCAGTTATGCCATTCGGCGTGGCAAATTTGTACCTATGAACGTTCATAAAATCGCGAGGGGTCTCCTTAGCCGGAGAACTAACAATGGGGGGCGGTAAAGGCCCAAAGGCGCCGCCGCCTCGCGACTACTACAAGGAGACCAGCGACTCCCTGCGCGCTCAGGTCGAGATGGCGCCGTCTCTGTACGCCGCCGAGGCCGCTTTTCAGCCAAAGTACAGGCAGTTGGAACTAGCCGGCTACCGTAACGCTCTGCTTGGTAGAACAAGGCCGATGGATCTTTCTAATGCGGCTCAGGCTGACTATTACGGTGCCTTAGCCACACAGAATAAGGCTAAGACCGATTACGACAATCTGTTTGCTAGGATCGGTAATGGAGGCACCACCGAGCAAAAGACAGAACTAAACAGGCTTAAGACTTTGTCAGAGGCTACGCCTGATCCTGCGTCCTTTGCTGATGAGGGTCTGCTCTCAATGCTTGAGAATCAGATTATGCCCTCGTTTGCCAGAACCGAGGCCGCGTCCCTCAGGGCGCAAAGAGAGGCAGATATCAGCGCTGTCGAGACGCTAGGCAGAAGGGCAAGCCAAGCCTACCTTGACGCCGATCCTAGATCTAAGTCACTGCTTGAGGCGCTGAACGCCGAAGCCCTAGCCAACGTCAAGGCCGGCACCGGCCTCAATCCGGCGCAGGAGCGTTATGCCCTTCAGGTCGCCAGAAGAGGTATGTCCGAACGCGGCCTTGGTATGAGCAATCAGGGTCTGATCGCGGACGTCCTAGGCACCTACAGGCTTGGTATCGAGCGCCAGCAGACGGCCCTCCAGAACGCCAACGCCACCCTTGCCCTCAACAAGTCGTTTACCGCCGATCCGTTCCAAGCCGTGCTTGGTCGTCAGGGTCAGGCGTTCGGCGCCGCCATCGGTCAGCAACAGTTCGCCAGCGGCTTCGCCGGCAACATCGGGCCTAGACTCTTCACAGGCGAGTCCCAGTATATGGCTGATATGCAGGGTTCCAACCAGCAGACAGCCGCCGCTTACGCCGCCGCTCAGGCTCAAGTTAAGTCCGGCATTATGTCCGGTGTCAGTAGCCTTGTGGGATCCGGCCTTGGCGCCTACGGCGCCCTTAAGACGTAATTTATGGCTGACGGATCTAGACCTCTTTCCCGCCCCTACGAGGGCCAGCGCGTCAACCCTGTTCCTGAGGGCTTCCTCGCGGCTTACGCCAATGTCGGCAAGACTTACGCGGATGCCGGCGAGACGCTTGGCAAGGGGATCGGCACCGCTGTCGCGGCGTACATCGAAAGCAAGAAAAAGTCCGAGGCGTCTACCGCATCGTTCCGAAGCCTTGCACCTAGGCTCAAGCCTACGCTGGACAGCCTAGACAAGAAACTAGCCGGCGCTTCGGAAGACATTAAGACAAAGGCTCTAGACGAGTCTAACACCGAGGACGAGGTCGTCCTTTACCGCGCGCTTTCTAAGGCTAGGGCTGATCTTGTCGGCGGCATTCCCAAGTTTGAGGATATGTCCAACAGCAAGAAGGAGCAGTGGCTTGGAGCCGCCGTCAACCTGATCAAGTTTGCTGAGGATGACGAGCAGAAGACTTACACGCGAGGAAGGGAGAAGACGCAGGATGAAGCGGCTAAAGCCGCCGCCGAGGCCGCTAGACTAAAGGAGCAAAGACTTGCCGGAATCGCCGCCGATAAGGCTCTTAGAGAAGCCGCGCCGGCTGGTCTGGCTAGCGCTTTCTCTGAGGCCGTACGTAGAGGTAAGGTAGAGGCTAGGGACTTTGCCAAGAACAGAGATGAATTGAGAGGTAGGATCAGCAGACTTCGCGTTCAGGAAAAGGAGGAGGTTGATCCGGAAAGAAAGGCGCGAATCAAGACGGTTATCGATCAACTCGTTAAAGTGGACGAGACATCGATTGAGCAAGAGAGACGCGACATCGCCAAGATTCAAGAGATCACGGCGGCACAGACGATCAAGGATGCGAATTCCGCCGGCACTCTTCTTGCGATCCTTAAGGAACAGCGCGCGTCACTGCTTGGTGGTGTGCCTGAACTGCTGAAGAGATTTGAAGATGGAACAGCCGTAAGCGTTGATCCTAAGACCGGCGCGATGACCGGATTCACTGTCGGAGATAAGGCCATTGATGCCGTTCCTGCCCCGATCAGAAAGGAACTTCAGTATCTGCAAGCCGACATTATGGCGCTTGAAAAGACGCTTGGAGAAGAGGCGAAGAGGCCGCAAAAGGACAAGGACGGCAATCCGATCAAGAGAGACTTCGTATTCGTTCCTCCTTCCGCCAATATGAGAGCGGATGGTATGGTTCGCAGACAGCGCGCTCAAGCGGTGTATAGTTCTGAGTCGGCTATGTTTGGATACACGCCTTCCCAGAACGAACTGGACTGGGTGGCTGACTTGGCTGAGTACGATGGAGCCGTGACGGATGATGGTATGCTTATCTCCATCGATCCTAAGACCGGAAGAATTGAGGCCAAGAGAGATCAGCAGTGGGTTGAATTCAATAACAAGAACCCGCTGTTGTGGAGTCAGACAGACATTCAGGCTCACCAAAAAAGACAGGCAGAACTCAATCAGATCGCGTATGCGTCCGACAGACGTACGTTCGGGTCTAAAACTCCCAACGGAGAACAGAAGGCCCGAAGATGGGTGTTCGATTCTACGTTCGGAAACAACAGCGTGTTCATCCGTGGACAGGCAAACGCTCCGGATGCCAAGGTTGAGGAACTGCACAAGGCCATCAATTACACGAACAATGAGATGGCTTCCCTGTCCTCGATCATTCGCACGATCGCCAAGAAGGATGAGTCAGGCGCTGTTGTCTACAAGGTACACCCCACTGGACACCCAGATGCCGGAAAGCCTGTCCTAGTAAGAGGACAGCCGGTTCCTGAAGTAGAGTCTCTAGATAAGTTGGGAGATCCTGAAAAGAAGTCTCTCGCTATCGGTATCGCGAACTTCATTAGAATCAGAGCCGAGAAACTTGGTGTTCTTTCCGCGCAGGACTGGGCGTACCTTGATACGCTCATTCCTCAGATCAGCGCTCAGTTTAAGGAAAACATCACTGCCGGTCAGTCCGTCACCTCCCTGATGCCTAAGATCTTGGATTACGTTATTACTAACTACTCCAGAACTTCTGAGTCGATCATCTCTAACGCCATAACGCTACAGGCTGATTCTAGGGCCGGCTTGATTACTTCGTTCAAGAACATCCCTGCCACTGGAACCGCAAGCGGAGTGCTTGAGGTTACCGGAGGACTCGCTCGCCTTGAAACAGGCGAGGAGATGAGAGGTGACTCTCTTGCCAGATGGTACGACATCAACCTTACGTCTGACTACGACACCCTTAACGAGTCCAACGACCTCGCTGACGGACACGCTCGCCTTAAGATCGCCTACGAGACGCGTAGGGCTTCCACTGAGGCTATGAACAAGTTCAAGGAAGCCAGAAGCGTATACAGGGCTTTCCTGAAAAGCAGAGGTATGACTGACGAACAGTGCAACGAAATCTTTAAACGCTACTTTGCTTCGGAATAACATCTGATGAATAATCCTTACTTCCCGACACAACCTATTGCCGCAGGGATTTCCCCTTCGCCTCTTGCTCCTGAGAAGGACAAGAAAGTCGAGGCTAAGGTAACAAGGAAAGACCTTGCGGCGCCGGCTGATCCTGCCGCCGCCGCGAAGCCTAAGGAGCCAGAGACTGTTGACTACAGAATTCCAGTAAAGACACCGGAACAGGTCGCGGCTGAAAAGAAGTCCGAAGATCCGTTTGCCGATGTCGTATACACTCCTGAGGAGATCAAGGCCGCACAGCAGAATCAGGCTAAGTTGGAACTTGGAATTGCCGCCTACAGAAATCCAAAGGCTGAGTTGACCGAAGGCGAGAAGAAGGTCGCCGATGCTGTCGTAAAGATGACAGAGGACAGGGCTAAGGAGACAGAGGCGGCGCTTGCTCAGGTGCAGATTGAGTCAGAGTCGGAACTGACTCCTCAGGAGAAAGAAAGAATGGCTCGCATATTGTGGCAGGAGCAGATCCAGAATCCTAGGTTCTGGAAGAGCCTGAACTACGCGCAGAAGGCCATTATGGTCGAGTACCAGTTCAACAACAACGAGGCTTGGAACGGTATGAGAGACAAGTACGGCCCAGACCAGAATTGGAGTGACTTGCTTCTGCACGGCGCCGCTTCGTACGCAAAGTCTATTGAATATAAGGGCATTGGAGCCGGCGCTATTATGGGCGCTTGGAAGACGATGGAGACCAACATCGAACTCAACAAGATCAATGCCGAAAGGCGAGATGGTGCCTTTAGCAATTTCTTTGGTTACCTTAAACAATTCAAAGAAAACCCTGAGGTCAGAAACAAGAAGAAGGTCGATGACCTGTACAAACTGTTTTTAGAAAAGCCGGAGTTGATGGGCGCGGAAGGAGCCGTGAAGGATCCGGAGGTCGTTGCTAAGATTAGATCTCTAAATGAGGTAGAGGCTATGGACTTGTTCATCCGCCTCAAGCACAAGAAGCCGTCTCGAAAGTTCGGCAAGGATACTCCTCCGATCACGATTGACGACTTCGATCTGGATATGGTTCCGGACAAGTACGACTACAAGGAATCAGTTGACTATGCAATGACTCTCAGAATCGGCGCTAGCGGAGCCACTGCTTTTGGTGACGTTCCTGACTTCTCTCTCAGCGAATCGGAAGAATCTAAGGCTTTTAAGAGACGAGATGAAAGACGAGCCAAGACAAAGGCAGGACGTGTCGATCCTGTTTTGTTTGCTGAGGAGAACGTTGGCAAAGGCGTCTTTGGAGGTCTTGAGACCAGCGTAGACAGGGTAGCCACAGGAGAGGTGGCTATGACCTATGGCTACCTTACCAGAAAGATTGAAGGTGGCATTGCCGGTGCGGCTACCCTCGCGTATCAGGTATTTGGCGCCGGCGAGGATCCGCACACTTGGATATCAGGCATCAAGAGAGCCATCAGATTCGGATCCGGATCTAGCGACATCAAGTCGCTGATTGCTTGGTATGACTCAGCGCTCAACACGAACGAAGAAATGAGAGCGTGGACTTCAGGCGAAAGATCTCAGATCGGAGCCAGACTGGCGTCCGCGTTTAGCAGTGTAACGCTTGAGGAGGCTCAGGCATATATGGCGAAGAATGGCTTCCTGAACGAAGAGTTCATTAACGTTGGTATGATGAAGGTGATGCCATCTGCCCTCGTTGGTAGAGGCGCCGTGTTCAATGGAGCCGCGCTCAGGGGCGGTATGGGTACGCTTGGTGCCGCGTCTAGGGTCGCTAGAACTGCCTCCCAACTTGGATTGATCTCCGTTGATAACTTCAGAAGGCTCAACATTGGCCTGTATAAATTTGGCGGAAAAGTTCAGGCGATCGAAGCCGCTACGTTCGGAATGCCTGTTAAGGTTGTGGGCGCGCTGACTTTGGGGACTGGAAAGGTCATCGTTTACGCCGGCGGCGGTGCCGTTCAAGCGATCGGCAAAGCCGCTAATAAGGCTATTGCAAAGATCGCTCCTGAGTTCGCCTCAAGTGCGGCTGAAGGTGCTATCGTCAGAAAGGTTCTTTCTGGAATCGGTGTCACGTCCGCGTTTTACCAATTCGACATCGCCAAGCAGTTTGCCGCTCTTTACGGCATCGGCAAAGGCGCCGAAGCCGCCGGCGGTCTTCTTTACAAGTATGGTTACAGAGGCACGAATCTCAGCGGAAGAACTTTCGCTGGCGCCCTCACTGAGGCGTCTAAGGACGCATCGCTTAACCTCGTTGCCAGAAACCTAGCCAAAGTAGGAAACATTTGGGACGGAATTCCAGCCGCCGCCGCTTACGACTTTGTCAAGGGCGGATGGCACGGCGGCGGTGTCGCTCTAGGACTCGGTTTCATTCAGGACGGTGCCAGAGGCGCAGTTAACGGTTTCTGGGGTGGAGTCGGTATGGGCGGCGCCGGAGCGGTTCACGCCGTGGTTCAGATGTACAGATCCGGCATCTACACGCACTCTCTCGCCGAAAACGAACTTCGTACAATGATCAAGGATACGCCGAACAAGACGGTGTATGAAGATCTGATCAAGAGAGCGAACGACACGCAGGACTGGAACCTCATTCCTCTGGCTGTCGGCGCGATCAAAATGGCTGGCAACAACAACGTTAAGGTCTTCCTGTTCAACGAAGCGAACCAGATCGATATCCCGATCGAACTGCTCAAGGATGACCAAGTCCTGCCTACTGACTACGATATCAGTGTTAAGGACGAAAACGGCAACCCGCAGACTAAGACCTTCCTCGTACAGCAGAAGAAAGCGGCGGCTGAATTAGCCAGAACAAGAGCGAAGATGCTCGCCGAAAGCGCTAAGACGGAGGCTGAGTTTGCCCAAGCCGAACAGGCCGCAAAAGATGCTGAGCGCGCCGAAGTCGAAGCCCACACCGAATTCAACGACTGGCTTTCGGCTGTCAGAATGCACGGATCAGAAGGCCAGAGACTTAGAGTCAGAGCGGCCTCCACCCTGTTCAAGGGCGTCCATATGAGCGGAGAGGTCGGCAACGGCGTGATCTACGTGAACACGGACGTGATGGCTAACACCACTCTTGCCCACGAAGTGTTCCACGGAGTCCAACTTGCCCTTTACAGATCTCAGGCGATGAATCACTTCGCCAATCAGGTCTTCGGTATCCGGATCTTGGACGGTCAGGTTGTCGCTCAGGACGGACTTATTTCCAACATCGAACTGCTCAAGCAGTTTGCCGAACTTTACGCCGATGACCTTATCGGCGCCGCGCCTACTGACGATGCCGCCACACAGGCTCTTCTCCAAAGAAGAAGGCAGGAAGCAAGAGACAAGATCGATGCCGCGTTTGACATCCTAAGCAAGGATCAGAGCGGTATGAACCCTGAAGCGATCAAGGAAGCGTACGATACGCTGAGAAGAACCGCAGAAGAATTCGGAGCCTCTTATTTCGAGGCTTATCTACAGCGAAACCGGAAGGACTACCTGTTCAAGCAGGGCAAGTACGGCGTTCTTAAGACTCTTCTTAACAACGTAGAGAACTACATCGACTTCCAGATCAAGACTGACCTGAACGGCGATGGCATCAGCCTCCAGTTGCAGAAGACTCTGGACAACAGAAAGTCCAAGGAGTTTGAAGACAAACTTCTCAAGATGAGCGGTATCAGATCTACCATCGCTCAACTTCAGGCTCGCATCGGGAAACTCACAGTTGTCACCAGCAGAAACAAGGACGGATCCGTCAACACCTACCACTTCAAGGATCCGGCTCTTGTCGATAAGTACCAGAGACTCATCGAGCGCAAACTCAAGGATCTACAGAACATTAACGACAGCATCGGCAAGGTTCAGATCGGCGACATCTTCACCGATGCCAGCGGCGCCCACCTCGTCATTCCTCAGGTCGATAAACTGATCAAGAACCTGATCCAGAGAACTGAGGCCAACGGTAACCGGACGAACGCCCTTGATCTGACAAGCCTTCCTCCGGATCAACTTGCCGCCGTGCTTAGAAAGGCCGGCCTCACGCACTTCTTGGACGAGAACGGAAGACTCAAGCCGCAGGAAAGAATCAACGCGGAAGCGGTAGAGCGCGGGAAGAAGGCGATCAATATCATCCAGACGCTTGGCCCATTGTCCGGTATGGTGATCCACACGGATCCCGCTACAGGCGTAACTAGGGCTTCTGGCGTACTTACAAAGGAGGGTCTGGACGCGCTTGTCGCCGGCGATGCGATCCTGCCTAACGAGGCCAAGAACGCTCTTGCGATCCTAGAAGGCATCAAGACCGCTATGGGTATCTCCACCCTTGGCGGTAGCGAATATACGTTCCTTTACCACGGACTGAGCCACGAAAGTTTCGATACGTCCGGCAACGTTGTTCAGGATCGCAGACCTAAGAACATCGTTAATCCTACGTACAGAAAGGTCGTTCCTTACAGGCTCGACCTAGTTATGACCACCAATGCGGCTGACGGCTCAAAGGTCGCGCCTCATTTCGAGATGATGGTCACCACGTTAGACCTTGAGGTGTTGCTTCGCAATGGCGCTGAAAACTTCAACGCTCAGTACACCCTGCCTAGCGGCAAGGTGATCAGAGCCTCCGACCTGTTCGGCGGATCGTTCGACATCTTCAAGCACCAACTCCAGCGCTACCTTCAGAGTATGTCTGAACGCAACGCTCCTGCCGGCGCAGACCTGTTTGGTGGCGGCGAGATCGGCGCGGCGATCAGAGACATTATGTTCAAGACTGTTGGCGCCATCAGAGGCACGACAGGAAGAGACAGCCTTGGCAACCCCCTGCTGATCAACAATCCTATCATCTCTCCGTTTGAACATACGCAGAGAGGGCCGAACTTCGTCTTCACCACGTTCAGACTAGACCTGATGAGCGACCTCTCTGTCGGCTCTCAGCGCTGGGCGTTCAACGAGCGTCTGGCCTATCCTAGAGTCAGCCAGAACTACTCCCCGCTCAATCTTGGCGAGGCCAGAACGCTTAAGAGCGGACTGGTTGAGATTGCCGGTAAGCACGAATTTGAGGGCCAGAAGAACCAAGAGACCGGAGACGTTGATCAGATCAGCGTCAACTACAGGATCTACCAGAAGAAAGACCAGCGCTACTACATCACTGCCGACAACGAGGCGGTTGGTACGACCAAGGAGATCTCTTTCAGCACCGTAGAGGAAGCCAAGCGGTTCGCTCACATTCTCAGCCAGCGGCATATGCTTGCCGCTAAGAACTTGCTTCCGAAGACCCTTATGGCTGGTGATAGCGGCATCCTAGTCGCTAACATCGGCGGCAATCTAGTACTCGTAGATTCAAATAAGAACTATCAGATCGTTGCCGGCGGTCGCACTTTTGCCACTGAAGACCAAGCGGTCTTTGCGGCTGTCACGATGCACAACGAACAGGCTCTTGCCAAGTTGGAGAAGTCTCCAAACAAGGCCAGCGCCAAGTTGATCCGTAGCGTTTACGCGGATCTTCCCCTGATCAATCCTCGTCAGCCTGAGGTTCTTCCGCCCCGACTTCAGATTATGAAGGACGGATCTCCGAAACTTGAAACCATCAAGAAGGGCGGCAAGTCCGTAAAGTACACCGAAAGCGATCCGGAGGTTGTTGCTGGCCTTGTTAAGGCCGGTACGATCAAGAAGAAGTTGGTCTTCCAGAAGGTCGGATACAACCTGATGAACACGATGTTCGGTCAGCAGACCTTGCGCGTGGATTCCCCTGTTGTCCAGAGAGGCGCAGAACAGGCTTCCCACTTCGTGGTCGAAGAAGCGATCGAAGCGGCGAAGGATCCTGACGTCAAGAAGGCGCTTGGTTGGTACCGCCATATGGTGAAGAACGGCTATTCGATCTACGGCACTATGTACGGACTGTTCACCGAATCGCTCGGCGCCACAAGCGCCAGAACAGACGTTGAGCAGAATTTCATTCAGGCCGAAGAGGCCATCGCCCTGTTCTCTCAGGGCGCGTACGATGTCACGCTCCAGAGGATCAACCAGCAGTTGCTTGATCTCCAGAGAAGAATCACGTCCAAAGACTCCAACGGAGTGTCCGCATTTGAGGCAGATGCGATGCGTATGATCATCGCTAAGAAGGCTCTCAAGAACATCCTGAAGGAGTTCAACTTCGACAAGGATGACTACGAGATCTTTGACTTCCTTGAGCGCGATCCTGAATCCGGACTTACCGAAGAACACTATCAGGCTTTTGAGCGCGAGATGGCTCTTGTTTCTTCCAGACGCAAGAAGCAGAGACTGAACAACGAGGAGATCTCCGAAGCGATCAAACTGTCCCAGTCTCAGATCTTCAGAAACAAGGAGAACCTGATGTTCCGCGCCAACGGAAAGAAGTACAACGCCAACACTGTAAAAGTTGGTCAGGTTCTATATGGCCTCTGGCGCCAACTTACTGACGGCCCCAAGACTCCTAACTTCGCCGGCAATCTGGAAGGCACGATCAGAGAGGCCACCATTGACGTGTGGGCCGCTAGAACGATCCATAGAGTCATCAACGACAGGATCCTAAAGAGATCCCAGTGGAGACTTTCCGCCGGTATGGAGACAGGCGTTGACTACATCTGGCAGGATCACGGCGTACCTGAGAACCCCAACATTCAGGTTGGCGGCGACTTTGGATTTGCTCAGGAGATCTTCAGAAAGGCAACCGAAGCCCTTAGACTTAAGGATCCGCAGACATTCAAGGATCTTACCGCTGATGACCTTCAGGCTCTGATGTGGTTCGCCGAAAAGAAACTTTGGGCGCAGAAGGGATGGACTGAAGGCGCCGGCGCTGAGATGTCCTCTTTCGAGGATCCGCTCGGCAGATTCTCCGGTGTTGTTGATCCTAACGGAATCGAAGGATGGAGCAACGTCCGCAGATTCATCGCCGGCTTCACCGGAAGTTATGGCCCTGAGTCCGTTCGCGTGGTGGTCAACGGAGAGCCTATTGACTCTTCCGCTGTAGCCAGAAACTCCGCACAGCCTTCCAAGGTGATCGACCTAGTCAAGGGTATGGCTCGCCGTACGCTGGGCGACACGCTCAGAGGTCTCAACGTAAACCAGACGCACGGTCTGTACGGAGACTCCGTGGAACACTCAGTCTCCTTTGACGCTGTCGCCAGACGAGGAAACAGAACCGTCCTTGAAAACCAGTTCGCCAAGGTCACCGGCAAGTACGAGCGCGCAAAGGCTCGTATGGAGATCTGGGCTGAGAGAGCCGCCAAGGCCGATCCTGCCAATAAGAAGGAGGCCGAAAGCGCGCTTAAGTCCGCTCAAACGTCTTACAAGAAGGCCAAGGCAGAATACGACAAGGTTCTGGCTGAAGTGAACGCTGAGAAGTCCAACGTCACCGTTAAGAACCAACTCGGTCTTCTCGCCGAAGGCTTCATTGAACTCGCCAAGAACTACCTCCAGAAAGACGTGATGATCGGCGAGACTGTCGGCCCTGATCATCCTAACGCCAGACCGGCGCTCGACATTATGTTTGAGAAGCCGATGACGCTCGCTGAGGTTACTGCCCTCGTAAAGGCGATGACAGCCGGAAGCGATGGCATCGTTACCGGATTCACGGCTATCCCT